GGTGGTATGAGCATTGTGTAATGATAGGAAAAACGTGTGAAAGCTTTAGTGCATTAGGCATTGGTAAGAGCAGACTAGAGAATAAAAATAGAGGAACGTATGCTATAGAGATTGTTGACACCCATGATGATGGTATTATGATGCAGAAAAGATTCTTGATCAAGCCAGAGTCGGTGGCTACGCTAATGATGTCAAAGGCTAGGAAGATAAAATGGGAATCTCATTTGGAGCGAATGCCTAATGTATTTCAGACCCATGAATGGTTGAACGTATGTAGCGATAAACATGGGGAATCTGTTGCAGATTCTACTGCAAAGAGATGGTTGAATGATATGGCTGATTATGGTATGGTAGATAAGCTTGGTCATGGTAGATATAAGAAAACTAACGCAGAATTTTACGTAGATAATAACTAGGAGAGAGAGGGGTGAGACTTTTGAGACTTTTGAGACTTTCTACCCTCAAAGTATCAATAGTCTCAATAATCCTATGCCTCTCCCCCGATTTTAACCCTATTTTTAACTAAAAACGCTCATTTCAAAAACATGAAAATGAGACTTTGAAGGGTAAAATGAGACTTTGAAAGACCCTGCAACTAAGAAAATAAGTGAGTCAATTGACCCTGCTGATTATAATTTAAAAGACCCTTTGGACCATGATATAAGAGATTATCTGGTAGAAAACTATAATTTTATCCAATGTCCGCTAGGAAAGCCAGAGTTGGACAAGTTCTGTATGTCAGCATATAAAAACGAAGAAGGAACATTGATTTGTATGAATATGTACGGATGGACCGATCATATGCAAGTAGATGGTTTAAAGAAATGTTTCCAAGACATGGAATATAAGAATAAACTAGCGGAAGCCAACAGGAGGCGCAAGGGAAATTTCAAAGGGTCAAACTACCCGAAAAGAAAATAACCCTCACGCCTGGAATATAAGATTAGTTAGGCAAAGAGTCTTCAATACAGCCTTGACAAGCAGGGACATCAAAGGTATTGTATTCTATATCATCTTGCGTTTCCATACTTTTTTCTAACTCATCAATTACTGATTGCCTTGCACAACAATCTTTGAATACATATGTTGCTCCATCGTTACCAACTTTAATTGATAATCCAAACTGAGGATATGCTTTCATTTCTATTTCA